ATTAAAATTCCTAGAAGAAGTTATTAGGTGTATATCAAATAGAACATATCAGATAAAGAATTCTATTGAATGGCATAAATTCCAATCTGGATTTAACTAGCTAAATATTTGATATTGATCTAAATGTATGAGTCATTTGATAATATCAAAGAAGAACGAAGTCTATCTTCAGGTTCAGGCGGAACCTCATGTTTATTATGAGTTATCCGACCAATTTACCTTTGAAGTTCCTGGTGCTAAGTTTTCTCCAGCATATAAAAAGAAATTTTGGGATGGAAAAATAAGGTTATTTAATACTCAGAAAGGAGAAATATATATTGGATTATTAGATAAAATAATACAATTCTGTAAAGATCACGGATATACCTACGAATTTTTAGAAAACAAATATTACGGTCTTCCTTTTGAAGTCAATGAAATGATTTCAAAACCAGGTGTTAAAGATTATATAACTGCTATCTGCAAATATTCCCCACGGGATTATCAAGTTGAGGGAGTATACGACGCTCTAAGACATAATAGAAAGTTGTTGATATCCCCAACTGCTTCTGGAAAGTCTTTGATGATATATTCGATTGTGAGATATTTTGTTGAGACAGGGAAAAATACTCTGATAGTTGTTCCGACGACTTCCCTAGTAGAGCAAATGTATAAAGACTTTGCAGACTATGGCTGGGACGTAGGTTCATTTTGCCACAAGATATACGCTGGTAGGGAAAGAGAGACAGACTCTCAAGTCATTATTACTACCTGGCAATCAATCTACAAACTTCCCCGAAAATATTTTGAGAGATTCTCTGTTGTGGTTGGGGATGAAGCTCACCAGTTTAAGTCAAAGTCACTTATATCTATAATGACAAAACTTGCGAATGCTAAGTATCGTTACGGATTTACAGGAACTCTTGATGGTACACAGACTCATAAGTGGGTATTGGAAGGTTTATTTGGACCTTCTTATAAAATTATTAAGACTGATGAGTTAATGAAGAAGGGTCATGTTGCGACATTAGATATTAATGTGCTTCTATTGAAACACCCACCGAATAAATTTAATACCTTTGAGGAAGAAGTTCAATATATTATTGGACATGATCGTAGAAATAACTTTATTAAAAATCTTGCTTTAGATCTAAAAGGTAATACTTTAATATTATTTGCCAGGGTAGAAAAGCATGGAGAACCATTATATGAACTGATAAATAATAATAACACCATAGAAAATAGACATGTTTTCTTTGTTCATGGTGGAGTTGATACTGAGGATAGAGAACAGGTTAGAGACATTACTGAACGTGAAAACAATGCAATTATCGTGGCATCTTATGGAACTTTCTCCACAGGAGTTAACATTAAAAACCTTCATAACGTCATTTTTGCTTCTCCATCTAAGTCTAGAATTAGGAATTTACAATCTATAGGTAGAGTACTTAGAAAAGGAGATAGCAAAACGAAAGCAACTTTATATGACATTGCTGATGATATCAGTTATAAGTCAAGAAGAAATTACACCTTAAATCATCTAATTGAAAGAATAAAAGTGTATAATGAAGAAAATTTCAATTATGATATAGTAAACATACCGCTTAAGAACTAATGGGAGACGAATTTTACGCAATACTAAAATTGGTATCAGGTGAAGAAATCTTTGCTATGGTATGTGTAGATGATAGTGATGATGAACCAATACTTCTTCTACATCATCCAATAAAGATGAATATAATACAAACACCTAAAGGAGGTTTTATTAAAGTTCATCCTTGGATAGAATTGACTAGTGAAGATATGTATGTGTTAAGAATGGATAAAGTTATTACATTGACTGAAAGTCATGATAAAAAACTTATTGATGTTTATAAGAGATATATTGAAGACACTAATGATGATGATTCAATGGATATTTACAAAGCAAGTGGAAAAGTAAAGATAACTGATAAAATGGGATATATTTCTAGTGTTCAAGAAGCTAGAGAATCTTTAGAAAAAATATTTAATAGTAATCCTAAAGAAAGCTAAATCAATCCCTTCAACCCTGACAGAGTTATTCTACTTATATTTTAGTATCTTGTCAAGTGTTGAAAGTGTGGTATAATAGTTATAGTTACTTAGATGGGAAAAACAATGTCATGCCAAAGAAAAAATCGGAACATTATGTAAATAATAAAGAACTGTTGGAAGCACTCATTGTTTATAGAACAAAAGTTGCACATGCGAAAGAGAATGATCTTCCAAAACCAAGGATTACAAACTATCTTGGATCATGTTTTTTAAAGATTGCTACACACTTATCATACAAACCAAACTTTGTAAATTATATGTTTAGGGATGATATGATATCTGATGGTATCGAAAATTGTGTACAATACATTCATAACTTTGATCCTGCAAAATCAAGGAATCCTTTTGCTTATTTTACACAAATAATACATTATGCATTTTTGCGTAGGATTCAGAAAGAAAAGAAGCAGTTAGATATTAAAACAAAGATCATTGAAAGAACTGGATATGATGAGGTAATGGTAGTTGATGATGGAGCACTTGCTGGTAGTAGTTCTGATTATAATACTATTAAAGATAATATTGTTTATAAGACAAATAGATGAAGATAGCTATCATCACAGATACTCATTATGGTGCTAGAAAGGGTTCTAAGCACTTGCATGATTATTTTGAACTGTTCTATAAAAATGTTTTTTTCCCATCCTTAGAAGAGCATGGAATAGACACAGTAGTTCATATGGGTGATATATTCGATAGTCGTAAGTCTATTGATTTGCAAAGTCTTGAATGGTCTAAGAGGGTTGTATTCGAACCTCTTAAGAAGTATAAAGTTTATGCTATTACTGGTAATCATGATTGTTATTTTAAGAATACTAATTATGTAAATTCTCCTGAGTTATTATTGCAGGATTATCCTAATATAAAAGTTTATTCTAAAGCAACTGAAATTAAGATTGGTAAGAGAAAGATTTTAATGCTTCCTTGGATCAATAGTGAAAATTATGATGAGAGTTTAAAATTAATCAAGAAGTCCACCAGTAAAGTTGTGATGGGTCATCTTGAAGTTAATGGATTCAGGGCAACTCGTGGTCATATGATGGAAACTGGTATGGATGTTAAAGTTTTTGATAAGTTTGAAAAAGTTTATTCTGGACATTTTCATACTCGTTCAGAAGATGGTAAGATCTTTTATCTGGGAAATCCATATGAAATGTTTTGGAATGATGTGAATGATCCAAGAGGGTTTAATATTTTTGATACGGAGACCCTCACTCATACTCCAATTAATAATCCATATAAATTATTCTATAACATCTATTATGAGGATACTAATTATAAACTCTTTAATGCAACTACATATCATGATAAAATTGTAAAGGTTATTGTTCGTAAAAAATCCAAGGTTAAGGATTTTGAAAGATTTATTGATAAACTTTATTCAGTTGGTGTTCAAGATCTTAAGATTGTTGAAAACCATGATATTCAAGAGAATGAAGATTTTGAAGTTGATGAGGAAGAGAATACTCTTTCAATCTTAAATCGATATATTGAAGAATCCGAATGTGATCTTGATAAGGGTACCATTAAAGGAATATTTGAGGATTTGTATAGACAAGCCTGCGAGGTAGAATAGTGTTCTTACTTACACTTAAAGAACGAAAGGATGATGGGGCATATGCTGTCCAGGATTCTAGTGGGGAAAAGGTTCTTTTTTTGTGGCAAAAGGAAGAGGATGCTGAGAGATATTCAATGCAGTTGATGGATAATGGTAATTATGAGAAACCAATGGACGTTGTGGAGGTTGAGGAAGACCTTGCAATAAAGACATGTGTAGTGTATAATTATAAGTATGCGGTGATTACTCCAGACGATATCGTAATTCCCCCAAAGCATGATAACTTTCAAGACGATTAAGTGGAAGAACTTTTTGTCTACTGGTAACCAGTGGACTGATATTGATTTTAGAAAAAATAATACTAATTTAATCGTAGGAACAAATGGTGCTGGTAAGTCCACTATGTTGGATGCACTTACTTTTGTTTTGTTTAATAAACCATTTCGTAAGATTAATAAACCACAATTAGTTAATACTACTAATGAAAGGGATTGTTTAGTAGAGATTGAGTTTAGTGTTAATAGTAGAGATTATCTTGTTAGACGTGGGATAAAACCAAATATATTTGATATTGAAGTTAATGGTAATCCTTTACATAAGGAGTCCGATGATCGTCTTAATCAGAAGATTTTAGAAGAAAGTATTCTTAAAGTAAATTATAAATCTTTTACTCAGATTGTTATTTTGGGTAGTAGTACCTTTGTTCCTTTTATGCAATTAACGGGTACTAATCGTAGAGATGTTATTGAAGATCTTTTAGATATTCGTATTTTCTCTGCTATGAATAATCTCATTAAGGAGCAGTTGCGTAATCAAAGGGAGCAAATTAGATCTTTAGATCTGAAGAAGGATACTCTTAGGGATAAGTCTAAGATGCAAGTAAAATTTATTACGGAAATTGAGAGTCGTAGTAAAGAAGATATAAAATTTAAAAAGGATAAAATTAAGGTATTTGGGATTGAAGCAGATACTCATATAGAACATAATGAACTTTTAGAATCTAATATTGGGGACTTAGTTAAGGAACAGGAAGGTGTTACTGGTGCTGGTGAAAAGTTAGTGAAACTTAATACTATGAAGGGTAAAATTACTCAAAAAGTATCGACTATTACTAAGGAACATAAGTTTTTTACAGAGAATGTAACATGCCCTACATGTACTCAAGATATAGAAGAAGACTTTCGTGTAAATAGAATTGCTGACGTTCAAACTAAAGCTAAGGATCTTAAGAAGGGTTATCAAGACCTTGAAGAGACCATCAAAAAAGAGCAAGACCGAGAACGTCAGTTCAACCAATTATCAAAGGAGATTACTAAACTCAACAATGACATTTCTCAAAACAATACTAGGATTTCTGGATGCCAACGACAAATCAGAGATCTTGAAAACGAAGTTCAAACTATTACCGAACAACTTAAGAACAGAAATACTGAGCATGAGAAGTTAGCAGAGTTTAAAGACAATCTTCAAAAGACAATAGATGATATTTCTTCTAAGAGAGAAGAATCTGTATATTACGATTTTGCATATTCTTTACTTAAGGATGATGGAGTAAAGACTAAGATTATTAAAAAGTATCTTCCATTTATTAATCAGCAGGTTAATAGGTATCTGCAGATGATGGATTTCTATATTAATTTTACTTTGGATGAAGAGTTTAATGAAACTGTTAAATCTCCTATTCATGAGGATTTTTCATATTCTTCTTTTAGTGAAGGTGAGAAGATGCGAATCGACTTAGCACTTCTGTTTACTTGGAGAGAAGTTGCTAGAGTGAAAAATTCTGTTAATACTAATTTATTAATTATGGATGAGGTATTTGATTCCTCACTAGATGGTTTTGGAACAGATGAGTTTTTAAAGATAATTAGATATATAATAAAGGATGCTAACATATTTGTTATCTCCCATAAATCTGAACTGAATGACAAATTCGAAAGTGTCATACGGTTTGACAAAGTTAAGGGATTTTCCCGTATGATAACCCCATGAGCAATCAACCTCATAGACCTGTTGATATGTCAGATAGCTTTAAGGAGAATGGGTGGGAATACTGTAAGTATCTCATCACAGATCCTAGAAGTGATCGGTATCTTAAAAAAAGGTCTGCTACGGAACAACTTCACCAGGACATTAGAGATGCAAGTTCCAAACTGGAGACACCACTCCAAGAAGGAGAAGAAGAGGAGTCTTAAACCACAAGCATTAAGGCAAGCAAAAGCACGACTTGCCCACTTTAAAAAGTGTCACATGAACCCGTCCAAGAGGCGGGTTTCTTCGTATAATAGGATCATAATAAAAATAACAGATGCAAATCAAACACGAAATCAAGTCTCAACTAGCAAAGTTACTTGCTACTGAGGATCTGATAGTAGAGCACAAAAGAGTAGAGACTGCTCAGTTTGATGTTCATACTCGTATATTAACTTTACCAACATGGGATAGGGCAAGTAATGTTGTATATGATATGTTGGTTGGACATGAGGTTGGTCATGCTCTTTATACCCCTGACGAGTGGGGTTGGAGAAATAAAATTCCACAACAGTTTGTGAATGTAGTTGAGGATGCAAGAATTGAGAAATTAATGAAGCGTAGATATCCAGGGCTTGCTAAAACTTTTTATAATGCATATAATGAACTTTCTGATAGTGATTTCTTTGAATTAAATGATCAAGATATTGATGATCTTAATCTTGCTGATCGGGTTAATCTATATTACAAGGTTGGTTCGTTCGTTGATGTTTGTTTTTCAACTATTGAAAAACAGATTGTCACGATGATTGGTAAGTGTGAAACCTTTGAGGATACAAAGAAAGCAGCATTAGTTTTATATGAATTTTGTAAGGCAGATCAAGATAATAAGGAAAGTGAACAGGTTAATATATCTCCTGATAATGTAGGTGAGAATGAATTGGATCTGGATGGAAAGTTAGGTGATAATACTAATGAAGAACCACAAGATAATAATTCTAAAGAATCTAATGCTAGTGCTGGTTGTGAGGGTGCTGAAGGTCAATCTGGTATAGAGGATGATGGTTTAGAGGTAAAGACTGCTGAATCTCTTAGTGAGTCACTTAAGGACTTAGTTAATACTAGTGACTTGACTTCTAATGTATATTTTGAATTGCCGAAATTAGATCTAAAGAATATTATTATTCCTAATAAGTTTATACATGAGACAATTAAATTGTCATTTCAAGTGCAACAAGTAGAATGGGATCAATCTGAATATAGTGGATCTTCCTCATCATTGTCTTTGTATGATGAAGTAGATCAGGAGTATATAAAGTTTAAAAGAGGTGCTCAAAAGGAAGTTAATTATCTAGTGAAAGAGTTTGAGTGTAAGAAATCTGCTAGTGCATATGCACGTTCTACAACTGCTAGAACAGGAATTCTTGATACTGCAAAACTTCATACCTACAAATTTAATGAGGATTTATTTAAGAAGGTAAATATTGTTCCTGATGGAAAGAATCATGGATTGGTCTTTGTCCTTGATTGGAGTGGATCAATGGGGCCTGTAATACTTGATACTATTAAGCAACTTTATAATTTACTTTGGTTTTGTAAGAAAGTAAATATACCTTTTGAAGTTTATGCGTTTACTAATGAGTTTCCAGCTACTGATGGAATGCATAGACTTGCTTATGAAAAGGAAGAAGGATTGGCATTTGTTGAGGAGACATTTTCTTTAATGAACCTCTTCACTAGTAAAGTGAAAAAGAATGATTTAGATAGTCAGATGAATAATATATTTCGTGTTGCTGCTGCATTTAGTCGTAATTTTTATTGTCCTTATAATATTCCTATAGGGATGAATCTTTCTGGGACTCCATTGAATGAGAGTTTAATTGCTCTTCATCAAATCATTCCAGAATTTAAAGATAGAAATAAACTTGAGAAAGTGCAGTGTGTAATTCTTACTGATGGTGAAGGATCTCCTTTGAGATATAGTAAAAAATTCCAACGTGATTGGGAGTCTGATGGATATATGGGAAGTTCTTATATTCATGATCATTGTATTTTACGTAATCGTAAGACAGGGCATACTTATTCTTGTTCTGGTTTAGGACGTTGGGCAGATGTCACTGATTTAATGCTTCATGATTTACGTGAAACTTTTCCTAATACTAATTTTATTGGTATACGTGTTATGGCATCACGGGATGCTGGACAATTTATTCGTAGATATGTTGGATATGGGGATGAATCTTATCATAAGACAATGACATCTTGGAAGAAAAACAAATCTTTTGTTATTAGGAATTCTGGATATCATTCTTATTTTGGATTATCGTCTTCTGCTCTGGGAAATGATGATGAGTTTGATGTTGATGATGATGCATCTAAGGCACAAATAAAAAGGGCTTTTGCTAAGAGTCTTAAGAGTAAGAAAATGAATAAAAAAATATTGGGTGAATTTATAGAGTTAGTCGCTTGATAAAGTGTCCACTGGGGGTCATATGAACCCCCTTTTAGTATTATAATACTTGTATAAATAAAACGCTTACATTATGCCTCGCACAATTGCTTTGACTGATAAACAATTATTAAGTGAATTGCAGAATCTCTATGGAGTTGAAATAACTGCTGCTGATGTTAGAGGATTCTGTGCATCTAAAAATATTAATTATCAGACTGTAACACGTCGGTTAGAACAGTTTAAGACCTCAAGAGGTAAATGGAATCTTGAAGTTACTAAACAGAGTGTAGAGAAGATTGAACGCTCTTTTAGTGCTCCTGCTGTTGTTCCGCAGAATTTAGTCCCAGATAAGGATGATACTTTTGTTAAGTTTGGATCCTTTGCTGATGTTAAGAAGATAATTCAATCTAAGATTTTTTATCCAACATTCATTACTGGACTTTCTGGTAATGGTAAAACTTTCTCTGTTGAGCAAGCATGTGCTCAATTAGGTAGAGAACTTATTCGTGTAAACATTACTATCGAAACAGATGAAGATGATCTCATTGGCGGCTTCCGTCTTGTTGACGGTGCCACAGTCTGGCACGACGGACCAGTTATTCAAGCTCTCAACAGAGGAGCTGTCTTGCTCCTTGACGAGATCGACCTTGCCAGTAACAAAATCCTCTGTCTCCAATCCATCCTTGAGGGTAAAGGAGTTTTCCTTAAAAAGGTCGGAAGATTCGTCCAACCAGCGAAGGGGTTCAACATTATCGCAACCGCAAATACTAAAGGTAAAGGTTCAGACGATGGACGCTTTATTGGAACTAACGTGCTTAATGAAGCCTTCCTCGAAAGATTCCCTGTAACTTTTGAGCAGGATTATCCATCACCTAATGCAGAGCAGAAGATTCTTATAAATGTTGCTGATACGGTTGGTGTTAATGACCCTAAGTTCTGCCAGAAATTGGTTGATTGGGCTGACATTATTCGTAAAACCTTTTATGATGGTGGAGTTGATGAGGTCATTAGTACCCGTCGTTTAGTTCATGTTATACGTGCATACTCTATTTTTGGTAAGAAGGAGAAAGCAATTAGTGTATGTGTTAGTAGATTTGATGAAGAGACTAAGCAGTCATTTTTAGAATTGTATGATAAAGTAGATGCTGATTTTAATTTTGATGCAGCAGAAGATCAAGCTTATGAGGATGATAGATCATGACTAAAGAATTTATTGAATTAATTCCTGGTTGGGAACAGGAGTATAAAAAGATGGGAAAGAATTTATCTAAGAGGGAAATTGAACTCTTAGATGGATCTCCCATTAAATCTCATGAAGGTATGGTATACGGTAGAATGTATGCCGATTGGAAATCTATTATGGAGAAACAAGATGCAAAGGAAGATTGATCCTAAAGAATACATGCAAGCAGGATGGGATGGTGCTCCAGGTGCCGTCCACCCATATGTAAGAGGTTCACTCCATAATAAGGTGGGTATGTGGATTATGTGGACTTACTATGTTTTAATAGTAGGGATGGTTATCAGACTTATTTGGGTATTAAATTCATGAATCTCTGGGAAAGTTATAAACAAGTCCTACATGAAACTATCTCACTTCATAATGGAGTTGGTAGTTGTTGGGCAACTTGGGAGAATAAAGGAACTAATCTTACTGCCAAGACTTACACTAATCGACATCTTATTAAATCCAGAGAAGTTGAGATATGGAGTGATAACTCATGTATCTACAATAATATTCTCTATCCTAAGACTGGAAGTAATCTTCCATGTTTTGGTATGGATTTAATGGCTTTCAATGAAAAGAGAGTTATTATAGTATTTGATTTTCAACATCCAGTAGAAAATCATTTATTCTCTGTTGAAGGATTGCCAAAGGCAGAAAAGGATTATAGGTTCTTTGAAATGGGTAATCATTTTTCAGAAAATATTTTTGTAAGGTATTGTAAGATGGAAGAGGTTAATGCTTATCTATCTACATTTAAACAATACTTGACTAAGTACAAAGATATGCTAGAATTGGAGAAACCAAGTGGAAACGATATTAGTGAATATAAAGACTTTGATGCTTATATGACTAGACTTGATCCTGTGGGAGGATATCTTACTGGTAAGTTTGGTAAAGAAAAGTCAGAAAGTTTAGTAAACGATTTCTTATTTGCATATGGTTAATTCTTGGAGTCTCGCTTACGAAGTAATGAATGGAACTATGGATGACACTTATCCCTATAAACAAGAGTTTTTAGCGGATAATGATGATCAAGCCTCACATCACTTTGATGATGTTAATCTAAATATACAGGCAAATTCACCTTACAATGATGGGTGGACACAAGATTTCTATAAGGAGGAATTAAAAAACAAAATGGCAGCAAATCATTTTAAATATCATGAAGAGGAGATACTCAACGATATTGAAGAGTATGTATCCGCAACTTACAGAGGACACTATACTGGTAATACGCACGAGTATCGTAACGTTCAAACTATAGATTTAATGGCAGCAAGGGACATTGCTTCTGGGTTCTGTCAAGCAAATATTTTAAAGTATGGAAGTCGTTATGGTAGCAAGGATGGAAGAAATAAAAAAGACTTGCTAAAGGTAATACATTATGCTATGCTATTGCTACACTTCGATGATCATTATGGTAAACCATCCATGACTAGTGGAAATATTGATCACAACATGCCTTAATTATGAAACTTCGAGACCATACTATGAAATTATCTGACAACACTTTAACAATCTTGAAGAATTTTGCAGGTATTAACAATTCAATTCTTGTAAAAGGTGGAAAACAACTTCGCACTATTTCAGTTGCTAAGAATATTCTTGCAGAGGCGACTATCGAAGAGGAGTTCCCTAGAGATTTTGCAATTTATGATCTAAACCAATTTCTTAATGGATTGGGATTACATCAAGATCCTGATCTTGATTTTACTGAAGATTCTTATTTGAATATTCGTGAAGGTAGAAGAAGGGTTAAGTATTTCTTTGCAGATCCACAAGTAATTATTGCACCACCTGAAAAAGAGATTACATTACCTTCTGAAGATGTTCATTTTCAAATAGATAGCACTTCCTTAGAGAAGTTATTGAAGGCAGCAGCAGTATATCAACTTCCAGATCTTTGTATTGTTGGTCATGCAGGTGCAGTTAAGTTGGTAGTTAGAGATAAGAAGAATGATACTTCTAATGAATATGCTATTACTGTTGGTGAGACTGATAAAGAGTTTACATTTAACTTTAAGGTAGAGAATATTAAAATTATTCCTGGTGCTTATGATGTAATTGTCTCTTCTAAACTGTTATCTAAATTTACTAATACTCAATATGATCTGAAATATTTTATCGCATTAGAACCTGATTCAACCTTTGAGTAATTATGAGCGATTTTATCTGGGTCGAGAAGTATCGACCTCAGACTATTGAGGAATGTATTCTTCCTAAGAATATTAAGAAAACCTTTAGTGAGTTTCTAAATAGAGGTGAAATACCAAATATGCTTCTTGCTGGTCCTCCAGGTATTGGTAAGACTACTGTAGCAAAAGCATTATGTAAAGAACTAGAGGTAGATTATTATGTCATCAACGGATCAGATGAAGGACGGTTCCTCGATACCGTCCGTAATAATGCTAAAAACTTCGCATCCACGGTATCGTTATCTTCAGAAGCGAAACATAAGGTTATTATCATCGATGAAGCAGACAACACCAGTAACGACGTACAACTCTTACTTAGAGCCTTTATTGAGGAGTTCGCAGGGAATTGCAGATTTATCTTCACCTGCAATTACAAAAACAAGATACTTGAGCCCCTCCATTCGAGATGCACCGTCATCGACTTTAGTATCGGAAAAAAGGATAGGCAAACAATCGCTGCCCAATTCTTTGGGAGACTTGTATCCATCTTGGACAAAGAACGGGTTGAAACTGATAAGAAAGTTCTTGCCGAATTAATTAACAAACATTTTCCTGATTGGAGAAGAGTATTAAATGAATGCCAAAGGTATTCAGTTAGTGGTAAAATAGATAGTGGTATATTAGCCGCATTTTCGGACGTTGCAGTCAATGACCTTATTAAAAACCTTAAAGACAAAAACTTTCCTGAAGTACGTAAGTGGGTCAACAGTAATCTGGATAATGATACTTCTGTA